AGAACAGATGAAACACCCGCATCGGTCATCTCTTTGACCAAGCCAGCGCGCTCCGCAAATTCTGGGTTTTGCATCAATGCCGCAGCAGCAGCCGGGCCATAGCCTGCCATTATGGACTCAGGGGGAGCAAAGCCCCTAACGGCCTCGGGGCGCGCCTCATAAGATACATGGTCTATAGCGCGCTGTGCCTCGGGGCGTGCCTCATAAGATACTCGGTCCACTTGCCCCGGAAATCCGAGATGGGGCGCACCTGTGGGGGCTCGACCTACGTCTTCGCGCTGCCGCTCCCTGCCCTCACCGGCTGGTGCAAAGCGAGATACCGGCCCCGTTGAGGGCATAGCCCCGCCCGTAGGAATACCAAGCCCACGCGTTGCAGCCTCTCGTGCCGCGCCACCAAGGAGCCCCTTTGTCTGCTCAAAACCGCCGCCACCGCCAGCAAACGCACCACTGCCAGGCGTATACTGCTGTTGTTGTTGGGGCGTTGGCCCTTTTCCGGGCTCCTCTGCCTGCTGCGCCCGCATAGCAAACTGGCCTCGGCCTGTATCAGGAATCGGTGGGCCCATTGTGGGTTGCCGTCCTGCCGCCGCCGCCTTAGCTGCCAACTGAGAAAGCCCCCCTTGTCGCATCGGCGCGGTGGCTGGCTTCATTGTTGAACTATAGCCGCCCGTTGGCTTGGGGACGGTTAGACTCTTTTTAGGCGGATCGTATATATTTACCATGGTTATGCCCTATGCCTTGATTTGCACCACAGTGCCACCGTGATGCCGCTCGTATGCCCACCGCCCGCGTTGACAACATGAAAGCTGATTGTTGAGTCCTGGGCTATGGAATCGTCCGCAAAACTATCGCGGTCGAATACTGAGTCCACCGTCGTGGCTGTGAGTACGCTTGTGAATATTGTAGATCCATCCTCCGTGATGTCCAGCGTAGCGTCCCCGCTGCCCGCGTCGAAACTAATGGTTGCCCGAAGCGGAACAATCACATCGTCGAGCGTATTGGGCGTCTTGAGACGAAAGACCTGCGCCGTCGCCCCTGAACTCAGACTATCTACAAAGAAGGGGCCCAACAGGAAGTCTGAGCGGGGGTTTTGTAGCACTTCTTCAGGTGCGAGTTTGGTCGTAAATATCTCGGTATTTATCTTCGCAAAGTTACCCGAGAGAACTGACCCGTCGTTGGTCGCCCCGTTGGTAATTGCATCAAAAGAAATAGCCATCTGTTACCTCGTCTGCACGCTTCCAATGTCCAGGATATTATAGAACTTATCGAAGGCCGTATTATCAACCACGACGTTATTGCCGCCCTTGACGCTAATCGCCAGACCGGTCGCGTCAATCTCATGGTTATTGCTCACAGCACCGCCATCGGTCACATTATCGTCAAAATAGATATCGTAGTCCGCTATGCCGCTGCTCTCGAAGGTGTTGGCCTCCACCATGTTGCGCGACTTGGTGCCGGTCAAAAACACCCCGCGATTGCTCGCACCCTTGAAGTGGTTATGGCTCACCCGGCAAAGGCTTCCCGCTATCTCAACCCCGTTATAGCCATCGACAAAGTGGCAGTCTTGAACGATGGACCTGTCCCCGGCCATCTTGACGCTGGAGTAACTCGAGTCTGGGTTATCCTCAATCTCAAAGCCTATAAGCTGGCTCCTCGCGCCGTTGAATGTGAGCATCGGTCCGCCGCCCTGAGCCACTGTTTTCGTTTCAGCGGGGACACGTTGGATCTTAGTGCGCGGCCCGATAGCTCGCCAGACCACATTATCCCGCGAAGTCTCAAAGGGCTCCTTGATGAAATACGTCCCTTCAGCGAACCAGACGGTCCCGCCGTCCTTGTCTAGTAGCATCATGGCCCGAACCAACGAGGTCCCCGGCGTTATGATATTACCGAAACGCTGTATATGCGCCTGAACAACCCCCAGGTCATGGCCCATGTTTCTAAGCCGGAAGTCGCCGGGGTATTGGCTGATATCAGACCGCTGGCCCACCGATGGGGTTTGTCTCGGCATTAGCGCGGGTCCTCGCCTTTGACTTCCATGGTGATCGTATTGATAACCGTGAAGGGTGGCCTGTCCTGAGTCCCTGAGTCATCCACAACGCCAAAGCGAAAGGAGCGGGAGCGCACGGTATCCGGCTCAATCTTATTGGAGAACCAGTCCACTGCGTTGTAAATCGTCCCGTTGAATGTCGAGGCGTTCCAGAAATAGGTGTTGTCCTCGTCGGGGTGAGTCGGCAGATCGCCTGCCGCCGCCTGCCTGTCCGCGCTCAGTGTGGTCACCCCACCCACCTGGGCATCCCGATGGGCCTCCTCGCCCTCCAGAAACCAACGAGGTGGATTCGTCGCGGGCGTCTTGCCCTTCGATAGCATCTTGAGGCGGATGGGGCGAAGGGTGATAACGCTGTCCTGCTCTCTGAATATACGCCCAGACGAGTAGATGAATGTTATACCACCGGACGGGTCAATCGGGCTCCCATACTCAAACAGCCGCCCCGTGTCGTCATTGGTCACGATCCGCTCACCGCTCCCGTGCTTATAGTTTAGGCCTGATAGCATGGCCGTTTCTCGCGCCCCGGCCCGCGTTTGCTGGTGAAAACTCCAGGCGATGTGAGCGTAGTCAAACACAAGCGTCGTATACCCGTCGTCCTGGCCCCTGACCGGGACTGACCACCAAATCTGATTAAGTGACTGAACGTGAAGACCCTTGCTTCGGTATAACCGCCCAGCCTCGGCCTCAAAGGGCCAACCCAACTCCTTCAGCACGTCATTTATTTCATTGGGCCAGTGGGTGCTTGTATGATTGCCGCTCCAAAGCGAATCGATGGGCTTGCTGAGCTTGGTCACCCCGCCCTCTGGCCCCATGTTTTGCATAGCATAGATGCCGTCATGGGCCATGAAGTACAGGGCCCCTGCGACCTCCACAATGGAGTCATGCGATACACACCCGATGCCGGTGGAGACGCGGCGAAGCGCGAAGTCTATCTTACCCGCCTCATTTCGCCCTGAGCCCAGCAGGGTATAGATGCTCTCATCGGTGAAGATGATCAACTGCTCCATAAAGGACGCCATACCAGTAATGACTTCTCGGTCGCCCACCCGGACGATATAACTCGCTTTGACGCCCATGGGGTCGAATTCATCGCTTAGCGCGAACCACTGTGGCCCCATGGTGTAGCTAGAGCGTGTCAGTTGGTTAAGAATGCTGCTGTCTGACAGGTCCTCGTCTTCCTCAATGGTGCTAGTCAGCTGGAAGTGGCCGGTTTCATTGGTAAATCCCGCATAAGCAACGCGGCCCTTGTGGGCTACGGCAATCGGGCCACGGGGTAAGTTCTCCCAATAGCCTATGGATGCCTTCTCAAAGCGGATTGTCTGTGTGACTGTCGCCTTCTTTAGCACCGCCGGGTCTTGGTCCACATCGTAGATGTAAGTATTGTACGGGGTTACAACCAGCGTTACCCGATGCGGGTCGGTCCTGAGCCCGGTGGTGAAGTCCTTCACCGGGATAATCGCGTCAACAAAACTGCACCGCCAATCCAAGCTGTGGGGCTCGCTTATTGTGGTTGATGCGACCAGGGTGCCGTCTAACTGCCAGATATGGAAGCGTATCTCATCCGCGACATTTATCCGGGGGCCAGCCCCAATGATATAGCGGGGCTTTCCGTTCTTTTTGACCAGGTGCAACTGGAAGTCAACAACAGCCGTCGTTTCAGCGATAACCCGAAAACCCTTGCGTGCTTCGATGTTGCCCCGGCTGAAGTCGCAGTTTATGGCGACGGAGGCATGTTGTTCGGTTTGTAGATTGACCCGCTCCTCAATCCCCCGCCACGGGCCTTTGAGGGTGATCATCTTGGGTTGGCGCGGCATGGGCTCAGTCCCAAGCAGCGCGTGTAACGCGAACGTGCCCACCTTCATTACTTAGCCGAGTCGGCGCGTTGTCTCTGATGCGCTCCAGCGCCTCTGCCCAAAGCCGTTGAGTGACCGGGTTTTGCCCCTGCTGCTTACTGTTCATTAAGTCAGCCAGGCAATAAGCCACGCAATCACCAAAGGTGTCATGGGCTCTCCCCGCCAGCAACTCGTCACTGTCGCCGGTCATAGCCGCCAACGGGGAGATATAGAAAAGCTGAACATTGAGCGCGGAAGTGGGAATGGGGGCGACAAAGAGGGAACTGGCCACCAAAACGTAATGATAATAAGACGTTGCTCTGGCCGTGTTGTAGTGCTGTTGCACATGATATCGTTCTGCGAAGCGCATGGGCCGCCATTGGGTGTATGCGTTAGTTGGCGAGATGGCCCCGGCGTTGGGCGTGTGCCCTATCTCCACAATCTTATAGGGTGTTGTCGGCGCTCCAGCACCATCAACGGTCACAGCCTCAATATCGGTGCTGTCGGCGTTGGCTGGATAGGTTAGCTCAGCGGTGTCTAAAAAGAACTCATGGTTGGCTTTGATAAGTTCCCGCCACACGATGCGGTTGGCTTCATCGACAAGGTTATCCTGGTTGGTTTGGGAGAAGAAGGTGTCGCTCTTTTCATCCAGCAGGGTTTTTGCCAGCGACTTGGCTGTGCCTCTGGTGGTAACAAGGCTCATGCTGCCGCCTTATCGTGGGACGTTTCCCACCACGGTTTCATGCTCTGGGGCTCAAAGTACTTGCGCTCTATCGGCGATCGATTGACGAAGCCGCACATTTTAGCACTCTCCTCTTTGACTCGCGGATAGATGAGGTGTTTGGCAATGTACCCTAACTCATCTTCCTCAGAGGCGTCTTTTTGGTCCTCAATCCAATCCTGGTGGTCGTATTGCTTGAGGTAGGCTGCGGGGCCCTGCCGCCAGAGGTCACAGCGGCGAATGTATGTAATGAGCCTGGGGTCATCAATACGAAGCGGCACCCCATCATCATCAAGCCAATGCTTCCAGATAATGGGGGCCGTCTCGCGTGTTGGAATCGTCCTGACTCCGAACTTGGTCATAACCGTTGTGTCACAAAGGCGCGCAAGGACCCAGTGTTTGGCCTTTCTGTCAAAGCCAGCGACCAGCTTATCGTCGCCTACGCGCTGCTGGAGGCGTCGCGAGTGTGTATCACTCCAGCGGATGCGTTTGAGCGCACCCCATTGCTTACCGGTTAGGACCATTGGTTAGCTCCATGGATCTGCGGCTTGCAGGTCGGGAGCTTGTTGCGGAAGCTTCGTCAACTTCGGCGTATAGGCAAACTCCAGAGCCACCATCTGCTTTGATTCAGCCAAACCAGCATCGAAGGCATCCAATTCCACGTCAAAGACCAAAAAGTCATGACTTGTGGTGAAGGTGCCCGCGTTGATTTTACCACCGGCGGTTGCCTGCAATGCGTTCGCATCGGGGTCATTGCTGCTTTGGGTGATGGCTGTGTCCAATACCCCAGCGGGCACACCCACAGACGAGCCAAAGGCTTGACCCGCGTGGAGCACACTCCAGGTCAGGGTGTCGGCGGGGATTGTTGAGCCGGTTGCGAAGATAACGCGAACGAATATATCGTTGTCGATATCCCAATGGCTGGGGCGCGGCATCACATAGCGGCACACCTGGCCCGATAGCGCGAAGGTGAATCCGCCGATGCCGGTGGAGCCTACTTCTTCATAGACGCAGCCAGAGGTTGCAAAGCCCTCGCCGCTCAAGGCATCGAAGCCAAAGTCCATTGCGTTGATGGTTTCAAAAGCAAATTTGTAACCGATATTTTTGTCTTTGATTGTCATGGTTTACCACTCCACAGTGAAAATCCCTTGGTTTCCCAAGATACTAAGTAAAGAGGCGGGGCGGTGGTGGGAAGAGGTTCAGGGAAAACCACCACCGCCCCACTCAGGGGTTTAGAAAATCAAGTTGCTATGGTTGAGGTTCTCAATAACCGCGTGCGTATTTCGACGCTCACAGCCCAAGTTCCCGTACCAACACATGAAGGCTTCCCAAGAGTCTCTATCAGTTACACGAGAAAGAACCGCGCCGTCATCGTCGGCCCATGCCCAATCCTTCATCACGTACTGCTTGATATCATCAAGATGGATGAAGTAAAGCTTGCCGTAGGGGGCATGCTTATCGAATTGGATGGGGATCGGCTGCATGCCGCCCGCATAGGTCAGCGTCTGGAATCCACCTTTCAACTGCTCAGGGGCGTATCGAACGTCACTGGTCAGAAGATTGATGTACTCACGGCGCATGGACTGATGGCCCATGATCAGGGTCGGCTCTTCGCCGCCTTTCTCATCGGCTGCATCAATGGCCACCTGCATCAATTCCAAAGAGAGGTCGCGATCCGTCGCGTTGGTTTCGCGATGGGCAGCAAACTCAGGGTTGGTGCCGATATCAACCGTCTGAAGGTCGAAGTTAGTCTCATCATGAACGATGAAACTCAGGCCGGTAATCTCATTCTTATAAGAATTACCGTTTGCATCGCCGCGTGCGATAAAATCATTATCGGCAATACCAACGGCTGAAGCCACCGTAACCTGGGTTCGACTGTCAACACTTGAAACCGTTGTTGTAGCCGTGCTGGCCATGTCCGCAAGAGCCGTGGCGATCGTACCAAAGGTCAAAGACATGTTCTTCTTCAGGTAGCGGCTGCCGCCTGTAGTACTGTCAATGCCCAGGTTTACAGCGGGGGCAGCATCATCGACCACACCAAGCAAACCGGGCTGCAAGAGTACGGTTGACGTGCCGGTTAATGGAACCGGATTGCCCCATACTTGGCGATTGAGGTCATTGCGAAGGTCGCGGCGCATGCCGGACACCTCTTGCTTCATGGCCGCAGCGAAGGCACCTTTATCACCGCGAGAAGCGGCCATAACGGGACCCGTTAGCTCAATGCGACCATAGAGGAATTTCGCTTGGATGTTGGACTCCACATAGCCCTGCTCACCAGCGGCGGGCAGTTGCGCTCCTTCAGCGCGGGCACCAACGCCTTCATTGCGGGACAGGTGGAGAGGAAAGCGGACCTGACGACCAGACCAAGTGCGCTTGGACTTTTCCGTTAGGCGAAGAATGGTGACCTTGTTCTCGATGTGCTCGCGAACGGGGCCCTCATAAAAGTCTTTAAGTACTGCATCGTACTCACTATTGGCTGTTGCGCCACCGGTTTGCAAAGGCATTTCTTACTCCTTAAGAAATACTCCGCAACCTATCAATGGCAGCCGCTTCGGCCAGGTCCAGATTATCGCCAAAGTCTTGCGGCGCAGCGGCAGGGGCGCTGGAATTCATAAGCGGGCGGGCGGGCGCTCTATAGTTATTTTGCGCTGCCCACTGTCGGCGGTTCTCGATAACTTCCTCGTGGCTTCGTTTGGCCAGGATTCCGATGTTTCGAGCGTCATGGCTCTGCCCGCGCATCAACTGGTCATAGATCCAGTACTTATTTGCGCCGGGGTATTTACCAAGAGCCGAGTCGATACTGCTGCTTATTTCGCGTTCCAATTTCGCCTGCTGTTGTTGGCTGCGGTAGTCCTCAAACTGCCTGGACTGCTGCTGCCATTGCTGCTGCTGCTGTGCTTGGGTCTGCTTCATGCCGGTTAATTGCCGCTCCAGGGCCTTGATGCGTAAATCCTGCGGATCGGCATAAGGGTCATCCACCGGGTAAGGCTCATAGCCCTGCGGTGGCTGTTGTGGAGACGGCGCGGTATGCTGCTGTGCCTGAAGCATTTGGTTGTAATGCTGAAGCTGCTGTTGCTGCTGCTGTGCTAGATCACGTTGTAGTTGAAGTTCATAGGTAAGGGCATCTACTTGCCCCTTGGTTTCCCGAAGTTGCCCCCTGCTCTCTTTGAATCGGTCATAGGGAACAGGTTGCGGCTGTCCCTCTGCATCGTATTCAGGAACAAACTCGTCTGTATCGCCAGACGGAGGCGTGGCGTCCTGTGGTGCAGAAGAATCTGGGGATAGCGAGGCCCCTTCAGGTTGAATGCCTGTATCGCTGGCTTGGTTATCTGACATGGTTTCCCTTCGCTCGTTTCGTGAGCGACACGAATAGGCCGAAAAGATTAACAGCCTGACAAGATTCTGAAGGAGAAATTAACAGATTGTCAAGGATAAGGGGTGAAAGTTTACGGAGAGTAAATTAACCAGGGCCGATATTTACTGTAGGTCAATGCCCATTTCGTAATCGGCAACTCCGGGGCCGCGCGTGCCAACCGCGTTATTCAATTCGGGGCTCCCGCCCATGCCGGGGGCGAGGGGTGGAAGGTTTTCAGCCCCCATCGGGGTTGGGGCGGGCTCAGGGCCAAAGGCATCCATGGGCGGTGCGGGTTGCATCTGCTCAGGGGCGGCCTGCTCCTGCTCCGGTCCGGCAGGGGGCCAGCCCTGTTCACCGGCGGCAATGTGCTCTTGCCAGAAGGGAACGCCTTGTTGATTTTGGCTCTCTCGCCAATAATGCCAGGCCAGGTGTTTTTCCTGCATGTCCTGGGTTTCCTGGGGTAGAAGCCGAAATTCGATAGACTTCATGAACTGAAGGTGCTCGTCGATGTGGGTTATATGGTCCTCCCACGGCTGAACATCAACCCACTGCCCACCGCTCAGGATATGGTTCTCCTCGCGCGCGTAATTTCTGTCGCGGTCACGGTCGCCTTGGATTTTGTCAACGTCACCGAACTCCATCATCTTGCGCGCCAGCATTTTGGTTTTTGGATCAGCCGGGTCGCCTAAAACACCCAACTGGAACATCTGCATGACCTGCTCGCGCCGATATGAAGGATGTCGCGGCAGCATGGAATTGGCCACCACGCGAACGCGGGTGTCTTTGACCTTTCGGTTGTGGAACTCAAAGACCTCAAGCCCCGTGTTCCGGCCAATCACCGCAATGGATTTGGAGACCGGCATGTTATCGCGCCACAAGCGGAGCAGGCGGGCGCAAAGTTTCTCAATCGCCCCTTCAAGCTCCCTGACCGTGGGGCCCAATTTGGTCTGGTCCAGGTCCGCCAGAAGTCCGATGGCCCGCCCACTGATGCCGCCGGGGGCCATGCCGCGCGTCACCTCCGCGATGCCACTGATGGCCTCGATGTGCTGGCGCTGCTCGTTCTCAATCATGCGATGTTCGGGCGACAAGACCGCAGGCGGCAGGGGTTCGGGGGGTCGCTGCGCTGAGCGGTTGTAGAAGATGATCTCACCCGGCTCGTCAGTGATAGCACCCTTCTCAACGCTCCCCTTCTCAGCGCGCCACTTGGGCTGGGCGTGAAGGTTCTTATTCTCAATACGCTGCGATGCTGACTTATTTAACTCCTTCTGGGCCGGGATAAGCGAGCGAACCATGCCCTCGCCAACGAACCGGCCAGGGATGGTGTTATGACGCACTATCTGAAAGGGGAACTCGTTATAAGGCAGGTCCCCCTCCTCAAGGATAATGCCGCCCGCCGTCAGCGCGTAGAGCCCTTCAGGGTAGCGAGGGGATGCCTTCTCAAAATACTCAATAACCGGAACGCGGTCTAAGTCCACGGATTCATTGCCATAGTTGCCCCGAACCTCACGGATCACATTATGGCTGAACTCATCGACCTGCATGGTCCGCGTCGGGGAAATGGACTTACCTTTCTTGGGCCACCGGGAGCGGATCTCATCGATGTGCATATAATTGGTGTGCATCATCCAGCGGCAGTTATCCATGTCCTTAGCGCCGGGGTCCCAGCTAATATCTAAGGGGGACAGCATCTCAACCGCTGGAGCGCCCATTTTGCGCTTCTCGGTTTTGACGGGCTGGTTGCCGTACTCGTCGGGCTCCGCATTATAATCAGGGACTTCGCTAATAAATTCCTCACCCGCAGTGGGGTCCCACCAACTCTTAATAAAACCCGCCGGGGTGCAGGCGACCCACTTGGCCAATTCACGCATCTTTATCGACATCCCCAGGTCATTCCAGAGGTACTCTAATAGCTTGTCGCATTGGCGCGCAGCCTCGATATCATCATCGTCTGAGGTGGCAGGCATGCACATGAAGCCTGGGCGGTTCTCAGTCAGCTTGCCCACAAAAGTCTCAACGGTTGGCAGGATGTAGTTCAAGACCATGCGGACGCGCCATATGGGTGAATTATCAGCAGTCAGGACCTGGCTGACCCGGTTGAATCGGACCCAATGCTCACCGATGTAGAACGCGATGCCATACCAGGCGTCCTCGATAATGTTGCCCTTGGAGGTTTCAGCGACGTTTAGCTGCTGCTCGACATAGGCGGCCAGGGCCTTCTCTTTAGGGTTCGGTGTGTATGCCTTGGCGAGTTTGCCGTCATAGGCCTCGGTGATGGGTCCGTCTTGATAGCTCATTATACATTCCTGCGCTGTCTGATTCGTTCAAGAATTGCCTGGAGGGCAGGATCAACACCCTGCTGCATCTGAGGTTGCTGCGGCGCAAAGGGCATGCCGCCAAGCATTTGTTGCCTTCGTCTGCGTTCTTCCGCTGCGCGTGCCGCCGCTGCCGCAAGGGGCGATTGCTGTTGTGGTTGCTGTGGGGCCGGTGGAGCTTGTTGGCCCATACCAAGCAAACCCAATACAGGCGACACAAAGCCAGCACCCACGCCGCCGAGAAGCGGATCAACAATATATTCCCACCATTCTTTAGCCATTACTGTCTCCTTGTGTAGTCGTGATAGCTCTGCTCGAAGTCGCGCTTGGTGTGGACCTCGAATTCTTCCCACGCTTGGTCAGTTCCGTCCTTTGCTATGGTCTGGAGCCACGCCCTGTGTTCTCGGGTGTGCTTACCGGCAAGGTAGCGGAACACCGAAAAAGCAATCAGGACCGCAGACAGCGAGGTCATCAACGCGCTAATAGCAAAAGCAAGTGTCACCATCCACCTCCCAGGTGCCCGTCGCGCGCGCCCCGAAGCCTCTCCAGCATGCGTGCAATACGCGGGTTGGGGTGGCGCACGGGCGGCACGTACTCCTCCACTATATCAATGTCCCCCAGTTCCTGGTCAAGATATAGCAAGATCGCCATCGCAATCACCGCGTCATCATGCTCCCCAGGCATCGCCTCACACTTGCCCGTCGCCTTCTCGATAAAGGTCTGGCACTCATGGAGTAGGGTTGTGGAGTATAGGTCCCAGCTTTTATTTCTGACCACTTTGGATATAGACGCGACGCAAGCATCACGGCGCGCCTTTGTGCCCATTCGGAAGCCAAAACGCTGCGACCAATTCCCTGAAACCGAGCGAACATAGAGGTTTGGATAGCCCGAACCACCATCCAAATCCAATAAATTCTGCAACGTAGCAAGACCCGGCCCATCCACCTCTGGGGCCAAAAGGGCCTCGTTATAATACATGCCTGCCGCAAAGGCCTCCTTGGCTACATCATCCGGGGCCGAGCGAAAGTAAAACTCCGCGCACTGCTTTCTGTCGGTTCTGTCACCGACCTGGATGCAGGCAAAGTCCCCCTCCTCTGTACCGTGGCATGAGTCCACGGTAATCAGATACTCATGGCCATGCTCAGGCTCATGCCACACCTTCCACCGCGCCAACCCATGCTCCCAAGCGGCCTTTTTGGTCAGCTTATTCCAGCGCAAGTGCTGATAGGTCTTGAGCCCGCCGTCATCATCTTGGAGGGCTGTAAGTAGTTTTCTGACCTGGTCCTGGTCAATAGGCGACTGCGATGAGGAGGTAAAGGCCAGTTCAGGGCTGAGCGGAAACTCAGTGTCAAAGCGCTTGATATCCCCACCGAACTTGGTCTGAAGGGCCCGCATCCCCCAGCGAACTTGGCAAGGCAGCAGGTCATACTCGATAGCGCGCTGTGCCCACCTTTCATCGTAGCCCAACTTCTTCGCCTGCTTCCAAAAGGTTTCAGGGTCATTGCCCTTGTACGCTTTTAGCAGCGCCCGGTGTCTTGTGGCGTCGCCCTTCTCCGGCACCAAGCGGTACTTATGGTGCTCTTGCCAGCCAAAGAAAAGAGCCCTGAAGAGGTTGCCGGGCTCATTTTTCCAGGCCCTCCAGAATCGGGAGTAGAATGCCCCTGCGGCTCCGCAAGCTGTGGACTCAATAACCACGTAGGTGCCCTTGACATCCGCAATGGAGCCCAGGGCAGACTGCAACACGTCCTCATCGGATGTGGTCTTTCGCTTCTTCCACCACAAGCCAAGCTCAGAGAGGTGCAAAAAGTCGGGGGTGTCGCCCCGATCTGCGTCTGTTGCACCCTGGGTTTGAACCTCAAAGCGGGACTTATGGTCCCAAAAGACCCCCATGTCCCGCGATGAGCGCTTGCCCTTGCCTTTGGATATATCGCTGATGACCGGGTGCAGGTTCTCTTGATACCTCTGGGTTATCTCAAAGATATCCTCTGTAGATTCTTTCCGGTGGGCCACGCACTTGGCGATGATGTGCTCAGAGAACTGGCAGAGGTGGTGGCCGATGGCTTCAATCAAAGTAGAGCA